GGGTGCCTAAGCCGCCATCGCCATTTCAACTGTTTCGCCAGTTAGTCGTGACCTTCCTTATACCCTTATCATTGTGTCAATTCCAGTCACCCCCATATTGTGTAAATCTTTTAGTGGAGGTGGAGGGTATCGAACCCTCGTCCAGCAATGCAGCTAATATAAGTACTAGCGGTCATTAATAAATATCACTTAGCAAGTAAGATTTTAGTTAAATTTTTATGTTTCTGATAGAATAGATTTAGATCTATTATATCGTCTTTGCTAATATTCCCTGTAGTAGAATATTTCATCTTGTAATTAAATACTGATGCTTTATCTACTCTGAACTCGTTTGTATCAAAGTTCTTCTTACCATCTGATAATTTTATATTAACAGAAATAAGTGCTAATATTTTATCAAACTTTTCTACTGTGAGTTTTGATAGACTATTAGGGTCTATTTTTTCAACAGAAGAAATGATATCTAAAATAGTTTTCTGAATATCAGAATTAGGCTTTTGGGGGTTTTCCATTTGTCTTTTTGCCATAATACTTTTTCTTTGTCCACTTCTTCGGTTTAGGTTTTCTTACTATTTCTTCCTTCAGTAATTTGTTCTTGACCATTGTATCAGCAAGTAGCTCGTTTAAATCTATACCTTTCTTTCTCATGTATATGTATACAATTATACCGCCTACCAATAATCCTATTACGAATGTTAATAATTCTGTCATATCTGTCTCCTTTAAGTTTAGTGAGTAGCTTTCGCTTTGCTAACTCTATAATTATCAGGGGTTCCGCTATTCTCATTTAACATACCTATTCTACTAGCTACGTTATATCTATGCTTTGCATCTTCCAATTCTTCAGCAATTCTATTTGCTTCAGAAAACGTTATATCAACTTTCATAGTACCAATACACAGTGTACCAATTATAGGTTGAGATGCAGGTGGAATTGCATTTGTTGCTTTACTACCTTTTGCAAGTTCTATTTTAATAGATCCCCAATTTTTTCCATACCGACCTGGCTCGAATGGTTTCCTTTGATTATGTTTAATAGGAAGCTGATTGCCTGGTCCTTCTCTACGAAACTTTTTATTGTGCTTTTGCATGTTTAATTTTTTTTAATGTTAGCCTACTATTTAGGGTATCGGCATATCCCTTTTATTAAACACAGTGTGTGTTGTGTAATTCTTTGAATTATATAATAAATAATTGTTTTTATTTAATTATGATAGTATGTTAGTTATTATGAAATAATAAATTATATGCTAATATAATTAAAAATATCGACATATCCAAATTTTTTGGGAGTTATTTTGAAAAAACCTTTAATCGTTTGGATCAACCCAACCGTTCTGCTTTTTTATTTGTACCAATAGAGAACATTTCTCATATTCCTCTGTTTCTATATAATGAGTTATTAAACGATCAATCATTCTATAAAACTTTTTTTTGGAACTAAAAAATTGTAATGGATCAATTTCATTAGCAATCAGCCTGAACCCTTCTTCCATTGCTATATGGTTGAAAACTTCTATCATGTGTGATATGTTAATATTGTCTCTATTCATTGTTATTATAAATATCTTTTACTAAATCCAAATGGAACCTTATTGGATAATCGTTATCATCTTCTATTATATAAAAAGATTTACCAGAAACCAATCCAACAGTAACTTCTTTATCAGCATAATCAAATGCACCATCTCTTTCAAACTCTGTCATATGCTTAATATGTTCTGTAGTTCTAATCAATACTTTATCACCAGGTCTAAGCTTCTTCTTACGCATTTTAAGAACGTCCGAGAAGATTACCGGGGGTATATAACTATGATCTATATCTTTAGGAAAGTCTGAGGTTTGGTTTATCAATTTACCATTGCGTCTTAATACGTTAACCAATCTGCTTGAAGGTATTATATTAGCAATCTCCAATATCTTCTTCCTAGTCGCTTGATAGGATCTATCAAGTAACTTTCCCAAATTTTCAATATCTTCAGTAGTTAGATGAGCTTTAACAGCTTGATCTAATAATAGTATTTCTTCTGTAGTCCAAGATCTAAACATCTGGTATAAGTATTTTGAGGACATCGTCCCAGTTCATAAATTTAGGATCAGTACCAAAGTGGATAAATTCGCCTTCAAAGTTTTCAGCACCATTCCAAAGATTGTCATCTATAAGAATATCTCCTTTTAGCAAACCTTTGTTATGGGTTAATATAATTTTCTTATATCCAAACTCTTTAAGATAGTGTTGTACCCATAATCTTTTATCTATCCAGCAAGATGGATTATCCCATGCTGCTGTGGATGCTATGTAAACCTCGTACTTCTCTGATAGTTTTTTGAAAGCTTCAATTGCCCCAGGCATTGGTTTTAAGTCTCTATAGAATCCTGGTATTCTATAAACCATGTCATGATATTTCATTAGTAAGTGCTTTGGTATTTTAGCTGCCTTACTATCAAAGTCGGCTAGGACACCGTCCATATCGATATAAAGTATTTTCTTATTCATTTATAAATTTTTAATTATTAACAATCTCTACCATTTTTGTAAATATGTTTTACAACTGGAAATCTCAAGGATGGTAGGCCCTCTTCGTTTATAGTTTCTTCAAAGTATTGTACAGTAATTGTTTTACCAATTAACCATTCTGGATTAGCATAGTATTTCATTCTTTGTTCTTTTGAAAACCCAGAACCAACTCCAACTCTATTTCCTTTATGCTCTATATAAACTTGAGATAAAAGAGTTCGTTTTACTTCTTTACTATTCTCTATAATTCTATGGTCTCCAAAATCTAAATCAACAACTACATATTCTGCATCATGCATTTTCTTTACCTTTAGAATATCATTAGAACGTTTACCTTTGTATTCACAATCTTTACGTATCATAATTCCTTCGTGACCAAGACTCTCTGCTTCATCTGCCCATTCTTGTAATACTTTAAAATCCGTAACCTTTTCAAATTGTAATGACTTAACAAAGTTAAAGTCGTATGTAGTATCATTACGTTCTGACAGAGTTCTTGTACCAGTACCAGAGTTGAATTCATCTAGAGTTAAGTAATCGAAAACTAAGTACATAGGGTTGGGGATTGTGTGGTCCTTCCTACGTATTTCTTTCATAATACCTTGGAATGATTCATTACCTCCGTCATCTAAAATACAAATCTCGCCATCCCATACAGTATTTGGTTTCATAATTGTTATAAGTTCTTCTTTCACTTTATCTAAAGTATCAAACTCTTTCCCCGCCCTAGAATGTAGCTTAACGTTACCAACTGAGTTGCAGATAGCAATGCATCTAACGCCATCGAGTTTTCTAGAAGCTAACCAAGTATCATTTTCAAAGTCAACATATTTAGGATCATACTTATTTGCCAATGCAATCTTAAACTCAGGTATTAATCCGGGAATAACTTTATTGATTAGTGAAGCATTAGCTCTTATTTGTAAATTCTTATCTATAATACAATAGACCAATTCCTTTGCCCATGGTGCAAGTGCAGAACAAAACCCATTTACCATACTGATTGCTTCATGTCCTGTAAAGGTTCTACGGTCTAGATGTTTTAATAAGCTGAATATAGTATCATGAGGACAATCAGTCGACAGATGTTTTAGATTCTTACAATTTTTACTTGTAACATAATACATCTTATAAGGATCCAACGTCCATTTCAAACATTCAGTTATAAACGGTACATCTCTATAACGTTCAATTATCTCTTTCTTCTTTAATGTTGACGTAGTACTCTTCATATCTTGTACGAAGAAGTCTAGCTGTTTCCAAGTATCTGCCATATTATATTTTTTAGTTAGAGCACTTGCGGGAATCGAACCCGCCACTAGTTTACTAGTATATAACCGTTAAGTGCAAAAGTTGTTAACAATCTAATATAAGTTATTAACAGCTTAATGCGATTTACTTAGTATTCTGGATTGGCATATGTTTCACGGTATACGTAAGATTTTTTCAATTCATTAATATAGACTAGAACTTGTTCTTCAGCTTCTAGTGATTCTTTTGAAACTTCATCACCATTGTACCATTGCCCAGTAACTGATGGTTCAGAATTAGCTCCGAAGTACCCTTTTGTATATTCAATGCATTCTCCTGTTTTAGGATTTTCAAATTGTAGATCTTTACCATAGTCTGAACCCTGGCATACAAAACCTAAATCTTCAAAATACTTTGTAACTAGCTTTGTAATAACTTTTGCTTGGTCTTTAACTGTTTGTCCCATTGTAATGTGATATTGATTTATAGTATAAATATAATAAAAATAAATGACTTATCCAAATATTTTGAATGACAATTTGGCAAATAACTATGACACCTTGTCACCCTTCATTTGATACTTATACCTATATATTAATTTACGATAAGAATGCCAGAGATACTATGAAGAAGCTGATCTTAATCGTTATACTGTTGTTCCCAATAAAGTCTTATGCCCAAACCTTTAAACCAATTCCATTCAACAATGGTACTGATAAACAACTGCATTGCTTAGGCACTTATGCAATGACCTATACTTCATATAAATACTTTGAACCAATCTACGGTAAGGAAAAAGCATTCTTCTATAGTTCATTACTATCATTCTCTGTAGGTGTTGTAAAAGAGGTATACGATCACTATGATCATAACGGATATGAAGCCGATGACGTCATAGCCAATGCAGCTGGTATAATACTCTTCAGATTTAGCATCGAATTTTAATTTCCCCCGCCCCCCATTTTAATATAAAACTTGGTACGCGGTTAAGGTATAGTATCGTAATCTAGGTCATCTATAGTTTGGCAGAGATAAAGAATACCATCTCTTCTAAAAACCATGTCTATATGATATAGGGTTCGTAGAACATCGACCCAACCATCTATCAAATTAAGCCGACTCTCAGGGAAAGTTCTCTTAACCTTATATAGCTTATCTTCTATCTGAACAACCCTATTATACATACTAAGAAGTAGCCTCTACCTTCGAGTGTCTAGTCCACATGGTATTAGCCTTCAGCATATCTTCTTTGGATAACCCTCCTGAATCTAGGCTAATATCACCTCCTTCTACTTCTTGCATTTTCATCCTTATCCAATCTACAGTGTCATCATATGTTTGCTGTGATGTATTATCTGTATCATTGTTCTGAACTCTTTTCAATAGCTTCTCCAGTAGATCTACCTGGTGCTGTCTTTTACTTTTTCTCATCTTGTCGTTTTTATATTAGTTCTAATTGTGTTATATCTGTTTTGCATACCCTGCTAATCGCAGGTGGCTTTTTAGCTAGATTCCACATAGGATTCATCTGAGCTTTTTTAAGTGCTTGTTTCTTTGAATAGGCATTTACCTCGAAATCATCGAAGTCGAAATCGTTATACCCTGGAACCCAGAATATCCCTTCCACCCTATATTGTTTCTTTTCTAACTTTCCCATATTCTTTATTTTTTAATGTATTCGTATATACGTGATGCGGATAATTCCATATGCTGAGCAATGTATCTAACTGTGTGCCCATCTTCATATAGTTTATTAGCTATCCTTGCTTTTTCTTTGGTTGATCTTTTTTTAATTGGTGTGTATTCCCTTTGTTTAGAATTCCAATTTTTACCTTGTGTCTTTTCCATGTTTACTGTCACTCTTTATTTAGTATAGTATTTTATTAAATGTTATTTATAATGGGATGAATGTTAAAGCCCCGGTAAAAATTTGGAGGCCAACATACAAACGGACTAACCCCCCTCCCGGGGGAGACCTTTTTTGCTGCTTACATTAAACTATTGCTTTTGGCAAATTCAGCGTGAAAGGTCTCCTCAATCACCACTACATGATTTTAGCTTGTTTGAGCATTTTTTATGTCATTTTCATCAAATAGCTCTTCTTCAGTGTTAAAGAGGTTTTCGTCTGTATTTGATGGTATGTACTTTTGAACCAATTGCTTGATAAATGTTCTTTCTGAGTCTAAACCACCGGCATCGTCGTATAATGGATAGATAGTAACCTCAGCTGATTCCTCGAGACTGAAGCCGTCGTAAACGAGGGATGCGAACTCTATAGAAGCTCTTGTTGATACTGATGTTGATATTCTTGGTATGTCTGTTTTGAGTTCATCCCTTGTTGCTGAAACTATTGAAGCAATATTTTTTAGAGTATCCTTATCTGCATCTGGATATAGCATGCATAATAGTGCTTCTTCTTTTTCTTGTGATAGTAACCCCATTTCGATTATAGTGAACCTGTCTAGTAGTGCTCTATCCATTACTCGTGTTGAGGTGTATTCATTACCTATGTTAGCTGTAGCTATGAATGTTACTCCCTTGGCTACTTTTACTGTAGGTGAGTCTGTTGCTTCATCCAGTCTTAAGTAACGTTGTGACTGATCTAGTACTGTCATCAGTATATTCCATGCTTCAGGGTGTGCTCTAGATAACTCATCCAGTAAGATAATGGCGTCCTCCGTTTGGATTGCCTTTACAAAGGTAGATTCTGAGAAGAAAGTACCGCTATCTTTACTGAAATGAGTATTACCAACGAGTGTTGATCTAGGGTCTTGAGTAGCTCCTAGGTTGAAGTAGTATTCAGGTCTATCCAATGAGTTAGCTAAAGCCTTAGCAGCCATAGTCTTACCAGAGCCAGCAGCCCCAGTCATCATTATATTCTTCCCCCTCATAGCGGAGCGTATTAGATACTTCCATTGGAGGTCCGGTAGCATAAGCATTGCCGGTCTTAGCTTAGTTGAATCCTTGTGTATAAAATTCATTAGGTTAACATGTTCTGTATTAACAGGTGCAACGTATTCATTCCAGAATGGAGTTAATTCCTCTGGAACTTTTTTGAAGTTGCTAACTTTTTGCGAGCTTGTACCAAATGATGATAGCTCACTCGTTATTTCGACGGATAGGTTAGATCCCTTCCGTAATGCTACTTTTGCCTTTTTGATAGCTAATGATTGATCAAAGCTAAACGTATTCTTACCAACTGAGCAGTTAACAGTTTCGGTAACATCGTTAATTTTTAAAATGTACTTCATGTAGTGAGGTGTTTGTTATTAATTATATACTAATATAAGACTTTTTTATGACTTATCCAAATAAAATGGCTGTAAGTTATTAACAATTATCAGTTAGTTATTAACATAGTTATTAACCTTTGTAATGTTGTTAACATTTGTAACGAGTTATAAACAGAGTCTATATGGCATGTGATCTTAACGTTTTCAGCCATACCATGTGATCTTAACGTTTTCAGGTTATATAGACTCTCATTCATATTAGCAGGGACATCCTATCTTAATTAACAGATAGTAGATTGCAAAGATTGCTCCTAGTGTAGCAGTTGTTAATAAGCATCCAATAATGTCATTCTTAGTCATGGTGTTGAGTATTAATTTGTATATATAAATATAATAAAAATAAACGACTTATCCAAATTATTTCAGTGACAATTTGTCCCAACTATATGACAATTTGACATGCGGGGTTTAAGGTATGTTAGGCCGTGTATAAGACAGTTTGCTTGCATGTGAGGTATGACTAAGGGCCCTGGCCAAAAGTTTATTAGCCGGGCTAAAAAGTACTTTCTCGGGGAACACAACCCAGCAGTTTTGTCAAATATAATACAATATAACTCTTAGTTCATCTATCACAATCTACCACTTTGTTCCACATAATAGGGCATTTAGTATAGTGTGGGTGTATTACTAACAACGTCCTTTATACTCGTCTTTTACATCTTCTTGTATAGTGGTTTGTCTAACACCTGTTGGTGCTAAACCTCCGGTTCGAGTATTACCTTTATTAGGTGTATACTCCTTACGTAGATACTCATTGATACGTGAGATTGATAGTCCCATTATCTTAGATATGTGACGTACTGAGCATCCTTCACCGAATAGCGAGATTGCTTGTCTTTCCTTAGCCTGTGTTTCTTCTTTCTTTACTGGCTGATGTTCTTGTTCTTTTGAATTCCAATTTGGCATTATTTATTTTCCTTTGATTGTTTATTATTAAATGCGATTATGTCTTCTTGTGTTGGATGTTCTATTCTTTCATTACCATAATCACCTTTCTTGCGTGATTTAATAACTCCTGTGTCGGGATTTCTTTCGTATATTCTTCCTACCTGATTTATCTTATCTCTATACTCTTTGCATAGCTTTCCGTCATTAGGTCCTTCCTCCATCTTATCAACAAATTCTATCAATAGTTCTAATTTTGTATTCATGTTATCGATCTTTCTATTCATGCTACTTAATTTTGATATTATCTTTTGTTCCATTTTCTTTTTATTTATACGGTGCTTGCACCTTAGTCGCGTACCAAGTTGTTTTTAATGCGCGGGGGTTATTTTTGAGGTGGTCCAATTATTGCTTCGCATTTACCCAATAGATTAACTACTGCTATGGCATCTGCTACTTTAATTGTTGCTTGTTGTGCTAATACATATAATATTCTTACTTCCTCTGGTGTTAATTGAGGAGGTTGTTGTTGTTTGTATTCAAATTCTTGTTCTGGTTGTTTAGTCTTTTTTGCCATTGTTTTCCTTTTTATTCTTCTTTTTTATATAAACCTATTATAACCTCTTCTGGAACTGATATGGTATAAGGTCTTCCATGAGGTTTTATATCATAGCCAATGATATTTTGATGGATAATCTTCCCGCTTAATTCTATGGTTCGCATAATTTTTAGCATTCCGTATCTTCCCATCTTCCCCTCTGGATGATCTATCATTTGGCCTTTTTGCATCCACCTTACTTCTTGTCCCGATCTGTATATAAATTCTGTTTTATGGTTCATTTCTTATTATTTTGTTAATACTATATATATTAATGCAATTATGATACCTATCCAGGCGCCAAATACTAATCTAGCTGAAGCATGATATTGTTTTTGACGTTTAGTTCGTTGCTGTTGATATTCTGTACCATCTTCTCTCTCAATTGTTGTAGGTGTTCCTTTCATTTCAAATAAAAACATTATCAAATACAGTATCACTAAGCCAATTGCATATTGAATCGTTGTTGACATCAGTTTTTCCCTTTTTCTTGATTTATAAGTTTGTCTAATTTTTGTTGCAGTTTTTGTATATACTTCTTTGGCTTTTGAGTTAACTTAGCCTTTAGAAGTTTTAAACTAATTTTTGTTGTTTCTTCCATCTATAAACCTTTTGTATAATGCATGAATCATAATTATTGCGGAAATTGGCCATAATATTACAATTAGTATTCTTTCATACATTTTCCATGTATAAGGAGATCCGAATTCAATAATGAACATAATTAAAATACCAAATGCAATATAGTTTATCATAGCGTGTTTTTCTTTATGTATAAATATAACAAATTTTTACGACTTATCCAAATTATTTGGGATAATATTTGAAATATCTACTCCAGCTTCCTTTAAGAATTTTATACCTTCTTTATCTCTGTATTCATCTCTATAGACTACACGAGTTATGCCCGATTGAAAAATTAGTTTAGCACAATTTTTACAAGGAGACATTGTCAAGTATAAAGTTCCACCTAATAATGATGTACCATGTTTTGCACATTTCAATATGGCATTTGCTTCAGCGTGTAATACTTCCCACTTTGTTTGTTCAGTAAGTATTGTATGAATGAATACATCTTCTTCACACCGATTATCAAAGCCAGTTGGTGTACCATTGTACCCATCAGATATTATCATTTGATCTTTTACTATCAATGCACCTACCTTAGACCTTTTACTATGAGATAGTTGCCCCCATATCTCAGCCATCTGCATGTAAGTATTATCTAATCTATCTTGCTTGCTCATTTATACTTTTTTATATTGTCCAACAGCTTCTTATTTTGCTTACTAGGACGGTCAACACCTGGAAGGATGTATTCTATTATCGTCCAAACAATACAAATGCATATAATTCCCACGAAGGTCAGACCAATTATTTGTGCTAGTTGTTCTATTTCCATAACTTTTTAATTCTTTTTATTTATAACTAATACCGGATGGGTATTTGGATAAATATTATCCTATTGTAATTGCTTTTGGTTTTGCTTCATCAGCAATTGGAATGAAGATTGTAAGTAACCCTTTATCCATATCAGCTTTAATCTTTTTTAGATTATACTTTGGAGAAATCTTCCACCCTAAGTTAAAAGCTCTCCTTGCTATACCTTTATGAATATATTCGAAATCAGTAGGATCTCTATCGTCACCTTTTTCGTATATAACCTTTAATTCGCTTTCAGCTGTTTCTAATTTGATATCTTTTTTATCGATACCAACAGCTGCAATCTCTATAGCCAAACCACCATCACATGTAGAAATATCTACAGGATAATCGGGTTTTACTTCGGCATGAGATTGGAAATGTGTTGCTGTGTCAAAAAAGTTTTTGAACAGTAAATCGGTTGGAAACAACCGCTCTCTAAATTGTAATGTTGTCATAATTAAACTCCTAAAATGTTTGTTAAATTAAATACCCATCCGGTATACTTAATTGTTTTTGAGGTTCTAAAGATGTATCTGTTTCCCTAGTTCCTCGTAGATAAATATCAGTTTGTTTAAGCTTTATGCTCAAATACTTCAATTATCTTTGACTGTTGAACACCCTTTATTTCGTAATCATCTACTGAATCTTTTAGACTTTCTACTATCCGTGCTTCAGCTTCTGTGCAAGACATTGCATCAACTAAATATTGGTGTCTTGTTTTCTTTTCTCTTGTGCCTCCACCTTTTGTGTCGACAATTGTAATAAATTCTACTTTTCCTAAATAATACATAACCTTTTCTCCTTATTTATTTCTCTTTTTATAAATTTCTTAACATTTCGTAATCTTGCTCGTCAAGATTTTCGTGCTTTAGAAGTGTGCTGTTTTTTCTTGGATAAGGAGCATCCTTACCACCAGCCAATTTACCTTGATGTAAAAAGAAACAATTGTAACACATAACTATTAAATTATCTAAAGCCCGGTTCTTTTTATTTCTATCGTCAAATCCTAGTATCAATGGTACTTTTCCATCACCAGGTCTATTCTCTTGAAAGTTGCATATTTCGCAGCATTCATCTTTGACTTTATGTTTTATTAATCTTTTTAGCAATTTCCAAGTTGGATATTCTGTATGCTTGCCATCTAATAGATCTTCTAACGGGTATTGATTACCATGATGACCTTCTCTAAATTGAGAAATACCTCTACCAGTTTGATTTTTGTGTTTTTCATATAAAGATTTACCATCGCTATCAAAATAATTGGAAGCATATTTTTTATAAGTTGTAAAAGAAACCTTGCACCATTTTGATGCTGCAATATTTGATTTTGTATTTGCCATAGCTTCTTCTATCTCTGATTGAAGTAGATATCTTAGAGGTCTACCTCTTTTGTGATATCTTGTTGCTGCCCCTTTTGGTCCTTGTATACTACTCATTTTGATTTTCTTCATCATAAATTTCGGTATCATCTTCGAAATATTCGTAAATAGATTTTGATAATTCTTCTCCACCTTGAACAGTGTTATTCCTAATATCAGCTCTGATACCTCTTATGCTTCTAGCTTCTTGCCTATTCCAATGTTCAACTACATAAGCATTCTTCCAAGCTGTATATACGTCATCTGCTAATGCTAAATCTGGGTATTTTGTACCGATTAGGTTTTTCTTATCTTTATCAGCAATGTAAAATTTTCCATCGCCATTAGTTTCGGTATGTGCACCTTTAAACTTCTTTTGAATGAAATTTTGCATTTCCCAAAATCTTTGCCTTTTACCTTCTTTTATTGCCATAATCCCTACTTTTTAATTTGATCTCTAGAAGTTGCCCAGTCTTTTGTGTCTTTGTTTCTATTGTATTGATCTACTAACCAGTCTTTATTGTCATTAGGTAGTTTTTCATCTTCTAATCTTACAAATTCATCATGTGTTATTTCAATTTGTACCCATTCATCATTTCTATCTTGATATGGTCTAGTGAAAGTATGTTTTGTAACTTCACCAGAAATTGCTTCTGATTTATGTACCCATATTAGTATTTTCATAGCTTTTCTCCATTTATTGTATTTTGCATTTTGTATTGCATCTATAAAACTTGTCATTTTATTTCTCTATAAACATATTATTTAGTGTTTTAGCTAATTGCGTTAAGTTATTAACATTAACGTTGGAAGCATTAGTTCCATACATTGTCTTAAAAGACTTTGAAACTTCTCTATCACTTGAACCAGTGATAAAGTAAGAAAGTATTTTAATACCTCTTTCTTGAAACTTCTTAATTTCATTTGCTGTGTGTAATGCAGCTTGCATTCCGTAATAGGAAATCTCTCTATTTTCAAAGTAAGGTTCTCCATCTGAAAAGTTAATAAAGTAACTGTCTAGATTATCTGAAGAAGCAAGTATTTCGCTTTGAATAGCTTCAAAACATAAACCTTCTGGTGTAGTACCAGGGCATATAATGTGTTTGAATAAATTTTGTATTTTTGAGATTTTATCTTTTTTAGAATCGTAAGCAATAAAAATAGCTGGAATCCAGCGTTTACCTTGTTGTTCTGTTGAACGGAATGAGATTGTAACATTAAGATTTCCTACCATTGAAGCAGCTTTTGCAATAGCAACTGCTGATGTCATTGATTTATTCCATTTGTCACCTCCCATAGAAGCAGAAGCATCGATTGAAATGTGAACATTAGCATCTTTGTGGTTATCAATAAAAACTTGTTGAAATATATTTTCGCTTCCAAATCCAGCCGAAGAGATCATTCTTTTATCAATCTTTCCAGAATTAAGTCTATTATATTTAAGGGATCTTTCTTCGTTTCTAACTTGAAGTTTTCTTCCCAATTGAGTACCGAGTCTAATACCATTATCAATTGCTATTTGGTTTCTTTCTGTATAATAGCTTCTTAGCGTAAGAGTTTCAAAAGTATCAGCATATATAACTTCTTTTGTAAGATTTCTAATAACTAAGCATTCAACACCATTGGAAGTAGTATGCCATTGTCTCCCTAGTTGACCTTTACCAACTGTATTGTATGAGGCTTGTGAATTGTTTATGGCATCAATTTTCTTTTTCTCAGTTTTTCGAATAGCAGACTTTTTAATAGAATTTCTAATAAAATCTTTTTGCTTTTCAATAGCTTTTCTTAATTTAGATTTGTCATTAAGAGATAGAGGCTCTAAGTCTGATTGGTCGGTATTCTCGTTACCTTCCCCACCTTCTCCGCCTTCCTCTTCATCTTCTTTAGATGGCTCTATTTGGGGTAATGTTTTGTCTAATATCTTTATAACTTCAATTGCAACATCAACAGCATCTGAGGTAGATTTTAATCTAGAGATATTAGATAAATTTATAGTGTTGTAAATCTCTCTTAACCCATTAAGAGCAGATAAATCTCTATTTGCATTTGTTAAATTACAAATTCTAAAGAAGTAAGAATCAATATTTTCTTCTCTATGTTCGCTGGATAGTAAGCCTTTGTCAATTACTTTATCATTGAAATATCTATCATATAAAGCATTGTAGTACCCCTGATAACCTGGAGCTGAAGTAAAGATATGATAGTCTATTCTTCTATCCTCTATAATATTAATTAGGTCTTTGAAAGTTTGTTGAGTGATACCTTTTGAATTCATTGATGTGGTAATTTCAAAATCAAAGTCATTTTTTAAGCGGTCATCACCATTGTAAGCCATTAAATCTTTTAGTAATTGAAAATCAGAGAGTTTAACGTGAGATCCTTCGTGTAAAGCAAGACCAACAGTAGAATCGAAAGATTTACCAGTGATTTTAGAAGAGATTGTAACAGTCTTACCATCAGTGTAAGATTCATCCCTATTGTTATATTTTACTTCAACGTCATCACCAGAAACGATTTTAACGAAGTTGCCGACAGCTTTTAATCTTGAAGCCATCTTAATATAGTCTTTTTTGTTTGAAAATTTTTCTCCAGTCAAAACGTCTGTGTTAGAAATAGTATCATCTAACCAGAATGAAGAAAAGTTATTATTTTTTGACCAATTTGCCATCTATTATAGTGTTTGATTGTTATTAATTATATATAAATATAAGAAAAAAATACGAGATATCCAAATGTTTTAACAAGTATTTTGAGAAAGTTATTAACAGGTTATTAACAGATTTAGTTAATTGCAGACCCTGTGATGGCATTAGTTAGTTTTAATCCCATCTTAGTAGCTATATCTGTAACATGGACTTTTAGCTCATGAGAACCAAAACTATTGTCAGAAGTCATTTCAGCTTTTACTAGATTATAATCACCAAAAGAATTTTTCTTTTTGTAAAAAATCATATTATTTTTTAATTCAACTCTATAATTCTCTCCAAGATTATAGCAATAGACTTGGGGTTTTTTAGGAGCTGTTGGTTCTTTTTGTATCCTTCCCGGACTAGGTTTTACTTTCTTTTCTTTTTTACTCATAAATAGTGTTTTGTGAATAATTGATTTATAATATAAATATAAGACTTTTTTTCGACTTATCCAAATATTTTGAATGACAATTTGACAATTTTTAGTGACAATTTGTCATAGACTCTTTGGAGTTTTTCTCGATTTCTAGAGATTTTATACATATTAGTTCTGAAGCTTTGTTCCATCTATTAGTCTCGTCCCCATCTGAAAATATTATTTCCTCTATTTCAGAAGAAAATTCATCTTCGCAAATAATTGCATCAGCATTAGTTATCCATTCCCAAACAGAATTCATACCACTATTTCTATATCTATCGCATATAGAATCTTGACATATCCATCTTTTATGAAAACCCATTATTTTCTCCTTTTGATTGTAACTTTTGATTTATTATGATTTTTATTTGGTTTTACATATATTCTTCTGCTATCATTGCCGCCTGGTTTATACGTTGGTTTATTCCAATTAGGTCTTGGTTTATTTACTGTACTTTTTATCACAACGTGAGATGATGTATGATAATGCGATGGTGGACATGTATTATAATAATAGTACCAAGGATAGTAATGTGGTATTCCATAATAATAGTAATATCCACTATTCCATCCCCAATAAATTTGATTGTTATAATATGTTACTGAAGCATGAGTCTCTCTTACATCTGAATATTCTGCATCTGTTAATACGTAAGTTCCTATACATCCTGTAAATAGTGACATTACTAGGGCTAATAGAGTTATTACTATTAGTATTTTAAATACACTTATTTCGTCCCAATCTTTCATCTTTAATCTTTTAATATATACTTTACTTTTATATTACCCCAAGTAGTATTTGTTACCCAATTATTCATTTTTTTCTCCTATCATTTTTCTTTTTTTATGGCATCTATTATGTAACTTAGAGGTTAATTCTTTACACCCTGATTCATTTGCAAATAATCTTCTAAAATTCCAAATGTAATTATATGTCCCCATAACATGTTTAGACGTTTTACAACTATTTATTACTTTTATTGCTTTTATGTAAGATTCTTTCATAGTGTCAATATAATAAAAAAAATCGAGATATCCAAATATTTTAAGACTTTATTAGTTCTGTCTTTATTTTTACTCTAGGATATTTCTTTTTCAATTTATTTACAGCATTTATATTCTTTGAAGAATCATCCATAAAATATACAGGGTCATATCCCTTCTTGATATGATCTTCTATCCAATCGGCTTTTACTTTTGGATCATTACTTCCAACAGCTACAACGTATACATCTATTCCTATAGTTTTAAAGAAGTGTTTTATTGGATAACCTAATGCTCTTGCTGTTAATATTGTAACTCTCCTACCATGCTTTGTTAATTGTTTTCTAAGTAATTCAACATTCTTTTTTATTATTCTAGGATTTTTTAATTTAGTATCAAAATCTCTAAAATCAAATTCTTCATTTGGTTTTAATTTATACTTTGAAAATTCAGCTGCATCCAATTGTTTTTCACCAGAGGTAGTTTTTACATATACCCATGAATCAGTCTTAGCCAATGTATCATCAAAATCAAATACACTTAAGCTTCTAGCTTCAACTATTAACTGTTCTATTATAGTTTTTAATTTAATCATTTCTTAATACAATAAATCTTCTTTCATTATAAACGGGATGAGAGGTATTAAGAGTTTTTACATTACTATTTGTATAATCTATTTTAACATCAACAACAATCTTATGAGAACGTAGTTCTATAATTTCATTTATCTGTCTAACCGTTTTTGGCCAAGATATTGTTCCTTCTAAAATAATTGTACTTGCGTTTTTACAATGTTCCTTTAGGATACTAAAGCTTTCTCTACTTGGTATATCTAAGCCTAAACAAACAATAGTATCATGATTTGGTATTTTCACATCTTCTAATTTTTCACCATGAGAAGATATTTTTATAGTATTTGAACCAATCTTTTGAGTTTTTTCAAATGATTTAGCTTTTGGGTCAACAAGTGTAAATAATTTTACATTTTGTCCGGTATAAAAATTATAGAGGGGATTTTTGTAACTACCAACTTCTAAAACGTTCTTTGAATCTTTACACCATGCAGCAGCAAGATGATTCCTTGCAGTAAATGGTTCAGATAATAAATAATCCCAATCGCAATTATCATTCTCCTTAATCAGTATTTGTTTTAGTTTAATCATTTCAAATACTTCATATAATTTTTCCAATTACGCTCTGCTTTCATTGCAGCTATTTCGTATGGATTCTTTGCATATCCCAATTTGCGATACTCTTTCATTTTCTTTGGGTCTTGAGTTGCATGAGTATATTCATGTAATAGACCCTTAATAACTTCTTCTTCGTTTACCATTTTTGGTGTATACAAATATATTTTATTTTTATCCCAATCATATTCTGCATGTGGATTTGCTTCACCTTCCATGCCCTCAATTCCACTTACCCTAACATAAATACTATTGTGCATTTCTACCTTAGGCGTTCCTCTTCTAGCTCTACCTAAATTATTAACTATCTTTGGGTATACTCTATCAACTATTTTTTTAATTTTATCTTTATTTAGAGCTTCTAATAATATATCTTTAATTTTAATCATTTTTTTTAGCTTTTTTGGTATGTACTAGACCCTTTGTTGGAAGTTCTACTGGACCATCATCTGCTATTTTATGTTTAGATGTTATGTATTTTTTATAGTCTAAATTGTCAACCATTGTCCAACCCTTTAACATCTTTGGTTTATCATACATACCTGCCCATTTTTGTTTTGAAACCCCAGCTCTTTCTAACCCCTTAGTATCTTCTATAGTGCTATTGTCTGTTATACTATTAACTGTTGTCATACCCTCCAAAGACTTGTGTAATATTGCTGACATTCTTTTATCTTCCCAGTGTTTAGCCCATGCTTCTGTTTCAGAGAATGGCCATAATTGACCAGCTTCTGGTACATTTGGGTGGGTTGGGTTTCCGGCTTCAGTTATTTTATCAGTAGTTATATAATAGTCATGTTTACCATCGGGCGTTTTTTCAAACTTCCTAACTAGAATTTTAATTGTTGGTTTATAATTACTAGGTAGTCTGTTTTCTATCCCAGAATATTTTACAGCACCAGGTATTAAATATAATAAGACTTCTTTTTTATTTAGATTCATTAGTAATTGGCTAGAGGTCCATAGTTTATTCTGAGCTCTTACTAAATCGTATTTTGGGCCTTTATCTTGTCTGTGATTATATATTGCTGGAAATAGTTTTGTGTAATCTTTTGTTTTGTGTAACAGATTTAATGTATTTATCAATCTAAGTTCTGATGATAATTTATCATTACCACCTTGATAACCAGCTTCAGGATGTTCTAAGCCATGATTCGTTCTAACTAAAGGTTCTTTTTTCAAATCTTTTACTTTTATAATGGGTTTTAATCTACTTGTATTTTCAATACTTATAATTTTTTTTCCATCACCAATTAAAGTATGACCCTTAATACCATCTTGAAATTCCATAGCAACTTTAACTGCATCTATCAAATTATCTTTAGATAGGACTTCTCTAATTCTAACTCCATCTTTTGATTTTATTTTTGCTTTTTTAGATTTATCAAATTCTTTCTCATCGCGTTTAACAAATAAGGCTGAATTAACTAACCCTATTCCGTGTTGATTCATTCCTTCTGACCAATCTGTCTCGTTATCTATTACATGAACAATTTCAGTTCCATTTTTATGTAATTCTCTAATAACTGATAAGCTTGGTGCATAGTTTCTATCTCTATTTTTACCTATTATCATATCATCACCGTACATCTTAGCTAAGCAAATACATTCTTTTAATTCATTTTTCTTATTATACATTGACCAAGCAGTTGCATAAGCATTCTTAACACCTTTCTTTTTCTTAAGAGCTTTTACAACTTTTTCCATTCCAGGAGGGGCTTTTTCTTCAAGTGCTTTATCATCTGGTGGTAAATCGTATGGATGCTCTTCTTTTACTTGAGGTTTGATTCTAAATCTTGATGCAGATTTTCCATTGATTAATAGATCACCTTTTTCTGATATACTTATGGATTTTATTATAACCGGTTTATTTTTAAATTTACCCATTAAAACTGTGTCACCAATTGATATTGGTATTTTGTATTCTTCTACAAGTTTTTCTAATATAGTTTTGATTTTAGGCATTATTACAGGTTTCGCATTTACAAGTTTGATGGTCGTGTTCTTTTCTAGTTACTTCATTCCCCCTTGAATCTTGAAATATTAGATTATTATTACCTTTAACTAATATATCATCTACAGTTAAATCTCTTACATGACATTTGCAATCGTCGCATATTTCGGTAATAGTTTGCTGGCCATCAGCAGTTACAGCCATTTTGATCACTTATACAATGCCCCATCTAATCCGTTTATGATTTAAGACGCTTACCAATTGGTCTAAATATTTTACATCAATATCAATTAATACCATACCGCCTTGTCCAACTCCGAAATCATAATCTCTTCCAGGCTTTAGGTTTTTTACAACTTTCTTAACAATATTGTGACCAATTGCTGCAAATTGTATTTCCCGTCTTTTTCCTTCATTTACCTTGCCTTCATTCCATCTTTTATCATATTTTAATAAGTTATGAAGTTTCTTGCCAGATAGAGATTTAACTTCTCTGTCTGTAAATTTCTCGTAATCTGTATCTCTTTTGAAGTATTGCTTTAATTTTGATTCACTACCATTAGTTGCTATCTGTAATAATTCATGGTCTCCCATCTCATCAGCTAGTTTACCAAGATAGGTTCTGAAGTATTTATAATTTGCTTCTTTTATATTTATTTTTGGATTTAGGTTAACCCATTCTATAGCTTTTTTTATGTCAACTTTATGTTTCTTTGCTATTTTTAATACCCAGGCCTTATCTATTCTGTGAGGTGGTTTTTTGAATACTTCATCATCAAATTTTGCATCGATAGATTTTAGAGTTTTCGTACCAGTTGGAGTACCATATTCAGCTTCATTAACACCTTCTGCAAATGCTGATTTAATTGATTTTCCTTTTAGTACGTCTTTACATTTTTGATTGAACTGCTTTAATTTTTTAGTAGCA